GCTATCAAACGTTCGCCTGTTGGCGCTGTCTCGAACGCAAGTTCGAACTCAGGCGGGGCGGGTCCCCGGTGTACTGCACCTACCAGCTGTTTCGGGACCTCGAGGAATGGCAACGTGAGGATATCCTTGAGGCCATCCGGGCGGCGCGCCCTAGCGCATAAGCGCTCGAGAGCCCGAGCGCTCAAGGGCCCGTATTGGCGGGCCCCCGAGCGCTCAGGATAGGGCGCTAGCTAACAGAATAATGGGAGGCGAACAATGCATAAGCGGCTGTGCGCCAAGTGCGGTAAGCCAGCTGGCTATGAGGTGGAGTTCACCTACCTCAGCAGCTGTCACTGCTGCCCGGACCGGGATGATCTAATCGATCTTTGTTACGATCATGCCCGGACTGAGGTGGCAGGTGAGACCGGTACCCTCCGGTTCAGCTACCCCAGGGTATATCGGGGTGGCAAGCGGGTCTACCGAATCGGTAGGGTTCGGGTCCCCGACTAACCTAGGGCGCTCGCTCCCGAGCGCTCGAGGGCCCGCCGTTCACGGGCCCCCGAGCGCCCAGGATAGGGCGCTGGCAGCTGACACAGCTGCCCCCATACATGGGAGGCGAACATGCGAGTATTGGGCTACGCTTGCAATCGAATAGCAGCTGATCTATGCGTCAGCTGCGGGCCTCACGGGGACGTAGATGACCCCGAGAGCTGTTGCTATCCCTATGCTGAATGGGATAGCACCTCGATACCCCTCAGCTGCGATGTGTGCCACAGCTACATCCCCGTCAGCTGGGATAGTGAGGCAGTGGCATACGTGAGGGAGGCGGCGGCGCGGGGACCGATCCCCGAGGAATGGCAAGCTGAGCTTGAATGGCATAGCTGACCGCGCCGAAACGGGCCAGCTTGGCCCGTCGCTCCGGACTCCCCAACCGGGGCCTGATGATGGCAGGGGATAGGAGGCTAACCGATGAACTGCTATCGCAATGCCTATGAGCTGCTCGAGGATGTGCGCCATCTTCGGGAGGATATCCAGCTGCGGCGGCCGCACTTGGCCAATGGGCGCCTTCGGGAGCTCGAGGAAGCAGCTGTCGGGGACGATCCCGAGCGGGCCAAGCTGGCCCAAGCTGACCTGGCAATGTTGGCTCATGAGGCCGCTATGGGCCGCGCCGAACGCTGCGATACGGCGCTCCCCGGCGATTGGGCGCAAGCAGCCTGGGAGCTCGGGCTGCAGCCCATCGGGCACGTCGTGTGGAGTTACTGGGGCGCGCCGATCTTCGGCCGCGCGGTGGGCCTTTGCCCCGCGGGTCGGGATATTGTGCGACGCGTCGAGGCCGCCCTGCGCGTCGAGGCCGCCATGCGCTAGCGCCGAAACGGGCCAACCTGGCCCGTCGCTCCGGACTCCCCAACCGGAGCCTGACGATGGCATGGGGATCGAAGGGAGGCTGAAACATGCACCTCGCAATCATCAATGTTGGGCCGCGGCGGGTCCAAGCTCGCATTCTCGGGCCCCGACAATCACGGCTGGACGGCCGCCCGATCTTTGGGACTGTAGATCGGCAGTCGGGCCCGTTTGTCGAGCAGGATATCCAAACTGCGATCGATCGGGCCTTCCAGCGGGCCCGACACCTAAACCGTCACTTCAGCTGCCCAGCTGGCGCCCATGCGATCGCCCAGCTGGAGACGATCGATCGCGCCGACGATCATGCCAAGCTGGCGGCGATCGTCACCTGCCAGCCGACCGATTGAAGCCGAAACGGGCCAACCTGGCCCGTCGCTCCGGACTCCCCAACCGGAGCCTGACGATGGCATGGGGACTGAAAGGGAGGCTGTCATGGCAATCATGGGCTACGCTTGCACCGATATTGCAGCTGACCTGTGCACAAGGTGCGGGCCCCACTTCTACGGGCCAAACAGCTGTTGTCAACCTCACTACAGCTGGGATGAAACATCTACTCCTCTCAGCTGCGGTAACTGCGGGGCCTATATCCCCGTAAGCTGGAATAGTGAGGCGGCCGCTTATGCAAAGGCGGCGGCCGCTCGGGGGCCCATTCCCCCCGAGTGGGAGGAAGAGCTGAGCCTGTATTGGGATTGAACCGCCGAAACGGGCCACCTGGCCCGTCGCCCCGGGGCGACCCCGCCCAGGGCCTGACGATGGCAGGGGTGAGAAGGGAGGCTACCATGACGATCGAAGATGTGCGGCGCAACTTTGGCCAGTACTCGCACTGGCGAGCGCTGGGCCGCGGCGGTGCGGCCTACGCTCGGGAGGCTATCGCAGCCCTTCGGGCGGCTGGCTATCGCCCGGTGGGGACCGGACGGCCCCCAGCTGGGGCCGACGTCATCTACGGGCCAACTGGCACCGTTGATTGGGGAGGCCGCGGCCGCCGTGTCTGGCATTACGTCGGCCGCTGGGCCCGACAGGGAGGCTGACGATGCATGCAATCGCACTTCGGGATGATGGGCTGAACTGGATTGAGGGAGTCGACACTGAAACGCGTTATGCGTCGGCTGGGCTCATCTTCGGCGGGGCCTGGCCAGGGCTGACCGTGCTGCAAAACATCATGGCCAAGGTCTGCCCGGGCCGCGGTCATGAGGTCGTGGCCTGGATACCCGACAATCGGCCTGTGCAGCGCCGCAAGGCCGACCGCCGCGCGGTTATCGTCCTGGCATGTAAGGAGGGCGATGGCCAGACGGTCAGCATCCCCGACACGGTCGGCCCGCATCACGTCGTGGCGGTTGGCCCAGACGGCCGCATCCAGGACATCGAAGCTAACGAGGTCGCAACGGCCTTGGATGAGCTCATGGCCAAGGTCTGCCCGGGCTGCGATCATGAGATCGTGGCCACGGTGCCCGACAATCGGGCCCGGCGCCCAGCCGACCGCGGGCAGCTCATTGCCATGAGGTGCCGCACCTAACCGCCGAAACGGGCCGCTAGGCCCGTCGTCCTGGGGTAACCCCCGCCCGGGGCCTGATGATGGCAGGGGGTGAAAGGAGGCTAGCATGATCACGCATCTAGTCCGGGTTCGCTACCTGGGGCCTACAGCTAATCGCGGCGCCAGGCTAAAAGCGGTCTGGCTCGGCCGCCAAGTGACCGTCAATCGCGATTACGTCCTCAGCTCGTCAGAGCAGGGGGCCCAGCTGGCCCTTGGCATCGTGAACCCCGAGTGCCCGGGGCGCCATGACGTGATCGGTTCGCATGATCTGCCACCGAATCACGATACGGCGTATGTCATCAGCTGCGAGCTGTAAGCCGAAACGGGCCCGTTAGGGCCCGTCGCTCCGGGGTAACCCCGCCCGGGGCCTGACGATGGCAGGGGTGAGAAGGGAGGCTACCATGACCTACGTTGTTGCAGAAGCAGACGGTGACCGCTGGATTGTGACGTGGCTACGTGGCCGCCTGGCGCCCGCTTGGGTGGCCGCGGCTGTCGAGGACGCCCGACAGCAAGGTGCCAAGCGGGTCCGGATTGTCTACGTTGGACAGTCAATCCGGGAGACGCTGCACGAGGAGGCTGTGGCGTGAGAATGTACGAAGTACGACGCATCCGCTATGGCGACGGCGGCACTTGGCGCCCAGGTCGGGAGCCGGATGATCTGATCTGGCGCGGTCGTTCCCGAGCTCGCGCCAAGGCGGTTGCGGTCAAGCACGCCTGGGATGGCGAGCTTGGAACATGCATTGTCGCCCTGAAGGACGGCCGCCCCGTCCGGATTGACTGGGGCGACCATGAGGAGGCCATGGCATGATCGGCGCCCGATTTCACATCGTGGCCGTCCGCTACGGTGGGCGTGCCGTGACAGCCGAGGATGTGACCGATCCTGACCAGCGCATCAGTGCGCTGTATCAGCCAGGCGAAACGTCACAGAACCAGGCAGTTGCGGATGCGCTGTCTGCCCTCATGGTCAACATCTGCCCAGAGCGGCGGCACCTTGCGCTCGCCTGGGTTCCCGACCGACGGCCGATCTACGACCGTCGGCACACGAAGCAAGCGGAGCTGGTGATTATCAGCTGTGAAGAGGAGGCTAACTAAATGTTGTTCGTGACAAACGCGCTCCCGCCCCATCCCCTTGGCGGCCTCGTCGTTCTCTCTACAGCATGGCCGCTCGACGACGTAATCGATGAAGTACGGGCGATTGCCAAGGCCGCCGCCGATACGGCCATTGGCCACCCATCGACGGCCGGGCTGCTTGGCGTTGTGCCAAACCGGCGCTCGATTACGCCGGGCGATGGTGACATCGTCGTTGCGGTCCGGCTTGCGACGCGGGCCACCGCACCGGGTGACGTGACGGTGCAGCCGTCCGACCTGCTCGTTCAGGTTGGGCTGTATCGGCCGATCCCTGGCCATTGCACAAACCCAATGTGTTTTGGCGACTATCTCACCCCCGACATCCGCATTCTGTACGGTGGGCCGTCTGTGGTTCGTGCCCTCGCATCCGGTGCCACGGCGGCGCGTTGCATCTCCGAACAGCGCCCACCCCAACTGTGCCCATCCTGCGGGCAGGTGCTGGATTGGACGGGTGATTGTCGGGTGTGCTGGCCAGAGTAGCCGAAACGGGCCACCTGGCCCGTCGTCCTGGGGTGACCCCGCCCAGGGCCTGACGATGGCGTGGGGTGAAAGAAAGGAGGCTAGATCACAATGGGCCGCCGACCGAAATGGAGGCTCTATGCCGACACTGGTAAGGGACTTCGGATGGTCAGGACCGACAATCCAGACTACGATGCCCTGGCTTTTCAGCTTGTGAAAAGCCGTCAAGCTACGCGAGCCGAAGTCCGCTTCGAAGGATCGCTCATCTTCGAGGCCTACGCAATCCCGGGCTGCAGGACGTTTGCCTGGCGAAGTGCGCTTATGCCAGCGCCAGCGTTCGCGTCCTACGAGACGGAGTAGTACGCAATGGACATCGCAGACGAACTGATGCAGTCGGTGGGGCACATGGCGGCAGACTGCTATCAATGGGCTACGGGCTGCACGCCGGACCCCGACCAACTGGCGCAGGCCGTCCGGGAGACGCTTCGGGAACACGCCGACGTCGTCGTGGCCTATGCCGACAAGTTGCGTCGGATGCCGCAGTTGCGGCCGCATGTTCGGGTTCTGGCATTGCCCGACACGGCCAAGATTGCATATGCGGCGGCCGAACGGTTGCTACATCGGCGGTAAAATGGGGATGCGGGCGGCTGGGGCTGGTGCCCCGGCGGGGCTCATGCCCCCGCGTGGCCGGTTCGATCCCGGCGCCCGCCACCTACTTTGAAGGGAGGCTAGCAATGGCAACGATCACTAGATGGCACGTTGTGGAAGTGCTGACGCTTCTGCCGCGGCCGCAGGCGCGCCTTGTGGCAGACGGGAGTGCCACCTACCACGACGGAGACGACGAAGCCCAGGCCGTGCTGGATGCGGTGCAGGCCCACTGCAAGCTGGCGCATGTGGTGCGCGGGCCGGCCGGGCACCGCGACCTGTGGGATTACTGGGTCGTGGAATGTCTCGAGCACGTCGAAGTCAGCAAGGTGTAGAATGTGGGCGGGAGGCTACACATGCAACTCGTAGCAATGGGGTCTCGGTACGAGGCCATCAGTGAGTACCGTGAGAAGGACATTCTGAAGCAGGCCGGCTTCCGGTGGGACCCGGACCGGCGGCGGTGGTGGACATCTGACCCCCTGATCGCGGCCAAGCTACGGCAGTACGCCGACGCTGCAACGCGCGCTCAACTTGATGCCATCATGGCCGAGCGGGAGGCTGCCATTGCCGCCTCGCGGGCGACGTCGGCCGACATCGACATCCCGAGTCCTGAAGGGCGCACCTACCTACCCTTCCAGCGTGCCGGGATTGCCTACGCCTTGGCGCGGCCCGTCACGCTCATTGCGGACGAAATGGGGCTCGGGAAGACGATCCAGGCCTTGGGGGTCATCAATGCCGACCCCAGCATCAAAAGCGTGCTCGTCGTCTGCCCAGCCGCTGTAAAACTGAACTGGGCACGGGAGGCGGAGCGGTGGTTGGTGCGACCGTTCCGGGTGGGGATTGTCCGTGGATCGGATGTCCCTGATGCCGACATCCTCATCGTGAACTGGGAGTTGCTCGATCGGCTCCCCAACCGGGAGTGGGACCTTGTCGTGCTCGATGAGGCCCACTATGCGAAAAATCCGAAGGCAAAGCGGACCCAACTGGCGCTGGCCCTCAAGGGCAGGCGGCGGCTGGCCCTGACCGGAACGCCGATCCTGAACCGGCCGATCGAACTGTGGCCCCTGCTTCATGCCTGGCTCCCCAACGAGTGGCGCAACTGGCGCCATTACGTGACGCGCTACTGCGACGGCTACCAGGGGGCCTACGGTTGGGTCGTCGATGGTGCATCGCACCTCGACGAACTGCAAGAAAAGCTGCGGGCGACGCTCATGATCCGCCGCCGCAAGGCGGATGTGCTGACCGAGCTGCCCCCGAAGGTCCGGCAGCTCATCGTCCTTGATGCGCCAGAACTGGCCCCGTTGGTGGCCCGCGAGCGGGCGAGCTGGGATAAGCACGAAGCGACCCTGGCCGAGCTGCGGGCCGAAGCTGACGCCGCCCTCGATGACGAGGAACGCTACCGGGCAGCCGTCAAGAAGCTGGCCGACGCCGCCAGAGTGGCGTTCGAGGAAATGTCGGCCATCCGCCATGAGCTCGCCTTGGCAAAGGTCCCCTATGTCGTGGGCCACCTACAGGACGTGGGCCATCCTGTGGTCGTCTTCGCCCACCATCGGGATGTGGCGGCCAAGATTGCCGAGGCGACGCGTGGGCTTCTGGTCACCGGTGATCAGACGGCCGAGGAACGGCAGGCCGCCGTCGATGCGTTCCAGGCCGGCAAGGCCGACGTCTTCGTTGCCACGATCGGCGCGGCCGGCGTGGGGATCACCCTGACTCGGGCCTCGCACGTCGTCTTTGCCGAGCTCGATTGGGTGCCCGCGAAGATCACCCAGGCAGAGGACCGTTGCCATCGGATCGGGCAGCACGACTCGGTCCTGGTGCAGCATCTCGTTGTGGATGGTTCGCTCGATGCCCGCCTGGCGCAGACGATCGTGGCCAAGCAGGAAATCATCGACAAGGCCCTCGATGCTCCCGTGGATGAGCAGGACATCGTCGTCCCCGACGCCTTGCCAGTTCGGCGCGAGGACCTGGCCGAGCCGTTGCCGCCCGAGGTGGCACGGGCCGCTCATGACGCCGTCCGCTACCTGGCAGGCCTTGATCGGGATTACGCCAGCGCCAGGAACGCTGCAGGCTTCAGCAAGTACGACAGCGCCCTGGGGCATAAGCTGGCAGAGCTGCCGCACCTGACGGCCGGGCAGGCGCGTCTGGCCCGCAAGCTCGCCCTGCGCTATGCCCGCCAACTACCGGTTCAACTCATGGAGGTGTTGCGATGAAGCAGTACGAACAGGCAATCAAGCGGCTCGATGAGCAAATCGAGAAGCTGCGCCGCGATGGCTGGAACGCGCAGGGATGGGAGATGCTGGGTCTCCGGACGCGGCTGCAGCAAGAAGTGAACATGACGAACGACTGGATCACGGCCAAGGAGGCCGCGCAACTAACCGGATGCTCGGTGCACACCATCCGCCGGGCGATCAAGCTGGGCCGATTGCCGGCTGTGATCCCCGGCGGTGGCAACGCCAACCGGGTCGGGTACCGGGTTCGTAAGGCCGACCTATGGGCGTGGTTCTACGCCCGATCGTCTACGTCGCGGCCAGATACCACATGATACCCCTTGACATACATTTTTGTGTTCGGTACAATGGGCGCACCCAGTAGGGATTGGAAGCACTGGAGGTGACCGACATGGTGGCATACGAGACTCTCGACTTCTGGCGTGAGGCATCCCGGGAAGCCCGGGAAGAAGCCGAGGCCACGCTGCAGAAGCTGCTCCATCGAAAGCACATCCCCGAGGACGTGGTCTACGCCTACCTCGACCATGAGGCCTGGGGGGATGACATGGCCCTGCGGGCAGCAAAGAACACGCTCCTTCAGGGTCCTTATTCCTGCACCTTTGAGCCGTCGCTCGAGCGGTACCGCGACGATCATCTGATCGTCGTCCACCGCGTCTGGAAGGACTACCGATGGCAGGAGCGCTGCTGCTACTGCGGCATCCCCGTCCACCGCGTGCGCGGCGGCTGGCGACATACCGATCCCGGTCTCTATGGCCGGGGCATCTACCGATGAGGGAGGCCATGTACGAAGTCCGGGTCGGCAAGATGTCCTGGGGCACATTCAGGACGCTCACCGAGGCGGCGCAGTACGCCGCCAAGGCGGCCGCCGAAGAAGTTGGGTACTACGGCACGATCCGCTGGCGGATCGTGGACAGGCGCACAGGAAAGGTGGTGCGAGATGAGGTGACAAAGTGAACCTCGAACAATCCCCCATCCGCCAACTGCCGTCATGGCTACATGACGGCTGGCAGGGGATGAACCAGATGATGTTTCTCCGCCGGCCGCGCTGGGATGCCAGCACAGCTCCCGATGGGGTCAGGGACCTAGACATCGAGACTGTGAGGGTCATCAAGCTCGGCATCATGTACGAGACGGGAGGGTTCTTTAGCGACAGATTTCTCTCCGACATGGAGTCCGGACTGCTCCTAGTGGGCATCTGGCGCTACAACGGGCGGCCGTGCAAGGCCCCGGCAGAGATCATTGACGACCTGGAACCCGAGTCACAAATCGCCACGGATAACCCAATGAAGGCCATTGTCGGCCTCCCGCACATCCAGCAAATGTCTGTGTGGTTCCCGAAGGAGGAAGCAGACAAGGTCTTCCTCGTTCAGCCGAACCGGTTCCGGGTCTGGGTCATGGACGCCCACCCTGATGAGTGCTATTGGCACCCGCCACGGATGGGCATCCTCTACGGCGTTGCGGCGGCGTCTGACGCCGTCATTGAAATCAAGCAGGAAAGGAGTTTGTCGTGATCCGAGTCATTGCCTACGGGACGGTGAAGTCGGTCACCCGCAAGATCGTGGGGACCGATCGCCACCTCGCCAACTTCATCGTCGATTGCAGCGGCACGTCACTGCGCTGCGTTGCCTGGGGTGATCTGGCCGAGTCGGTGCCCGATGAGGGAGCCCGGGTCATCCTGGCCGGCCGCATGGCAACGCGAAGCTACGTGACCCAGGACAACCAGGAGCGCACGATCACCGAGGTCGTCATCCAGGACATCGACATCCTGGATGGCGAGCGCGAGGTCGTGCCCGATGAGGAGCCGTTCTGATGATCCGCGACCTAACCGAGCAGGAATGGTGGGTCGCCCGCCAGTTCATCGCCCTGCGCCTAGCAGGGACGACGGCTGATGAAACGCACGACCTGCCCGATTACCAGGAAGCCCTGCGCGGGATGCGGGGTGAGGCGACAAACGCCGACGGGGCATGGTGGGCAGCTCTGGCGACCGACATGCTCACCGGTCGGCTGGACTTTTGGGCGGCTGTGCACCTGGGAGCGGAGCGGCTGTCATGAGCTATGATGAGATTGCCAAGGCGTGGGGCGTCCGCTATTGCAAGGGCGGCTGCGGGCGCTCAAACGGCGCCCACGCCCGTGGCTTCATTGGCGCATTCTGGACGATCCACTGGGCTGACCGAAAGGTCTATCGTCCTGGCCTCCTTCGATTTGCCTACCTAGTCGCCCGCGCCCGCCGGGAACAGACACGGAACTATGATCCGCTATACGATTGGTACAACCTGTGGCGCGACGTCATGGAGGCCACGGAGTTGCTACGGAAGGTCGGCGTCAGGGTCCGTCCCTCCGACTGGGCGCAGAAAGCTGAGTTGATGCAGTTGATGGCTGAACGGCGGAGTGCCACGATGCCAAAGGAAATGCGACGATGGGTGCAAAGCGCGGTCCGATCGCACAGCGCCAACTTCTTCTAGTCCTTCGGCTGCTCATCGATGCATCAAAGGCGGACCGCTCCGGCAAAGCAAGGGAACGTCTCCACCGTGTTCTTCAGACGTGCCATTGGAGGACACCGTACATCCTCCACAACATCGGCGTAAAGCGGTGCCAGATGATCGCCTCGCTGGGCTATTCTGTGCCCGTAGAGTACTTGATCCCCGAGAGCGTACCGGACCGGCTACGATGATCTTGTCGTCGTCGTCACTTGGTACCTACCTATCGTGCCCGTACCGCTGGCGGCTGGAGTACGTTCTTCGCGTGCCACCGCAGCCGACCGAAGAAATGCAAACTGGGATCGCCGTTCACGAGGCAATCGAGAAGATCATCAATGGAGAGGACGCAACCGGGCCGGAGCCGTTCGTCTCGGCCTTTCGGTCACACATCCTGCCGGCCCTACCCGAGCCACGAGTGGCCGAGTGGCCGTTCATGGTTCGGATCAATGGGGTCGATGTCTCCGGCGTCATCGATTGCATCGCGGGGACGGAGGTTCATGACTTCAAGACGACGAACGGCGGTCGCTTCCGGGCGGCATCGTACCGTCTGCAACTATCCATCTATGCCATGGCCTACCGGGCCCACTTCGGCATGGAGCCATCGGCCTTGGTCATCGACCGCCTAGACGTCTCTGGGCGGACGTCTAGGCATGTCGTCAAGCCCTCGTATGATGAGGTTGTGGATGTCCTAGAGATCGTTCGAGATGGCGTTCAGGATGGGCGCTTCGAGCCCACGGGACGCTTGAATGGGGCATGTCATTGGTGCTCCGTGCGGAGCGCCTGCGAGTACCGATTGGAGGACTGACAAATGCCTGATACCGAGACGCTGGAGCCAACCCTCGAAGGGGGGATGGTGCCCTATATTGAGACCGAGTCTCACCAACCAGTGCCGTCACAGCACCACATCCTTGTCGGCCTTCGCACCCTGGCGACGATGCCAGAGGAAGAGTTCAAGCGCCGCAAGGAAGAAATGCGCCGCGGCCTTGACCGCATGCAGGAAGTCGTCCGGGAAATCCTGGAGGAAGACCGCGACTACGGACGGGTGAAGGGGATTGATCGCCCGTTCCTGTTCCAGGCCGGCGCCGAGCTTCTGGCGAACTTCTACGGCCTTGCCATCCGCCATGAGGTCGATCGGATCGTGCGGCGCGCCGACGACTCACCCGACATCCCGCCGTACGAGTTCCACTGCCGCAGTTACGTTCACCTTGGCTCCTTTGACGGCCCCATCGTGGCCATGGGCTACGGTGAGGCGAACCCCTACGAGGAACGCTACCGCTACCGCTGGCAGAAGCCCACGTGCCCGGCGTGTGGACGCGAGGGCCTGATCCAGGGCCGGCCGGACGGCAAGCTGGCCGGGAAGTGGTGGTGCCCGGGGCGTGAAGGCGGGTGCAACCGTACCTTCGAGCCCAACGCCAAGGATGAGAATGGCGAGGACCTCATCAAGCCGCGCCGGAAGGTTGAGAATACCGACATCTGGGGGCTCGCCGAGACGATCCTTCAGATGGCGGTGAAGCGGAGCCTTGTCGCCGCGGTGCGCCGCGCAACTGGCACGTCTGGCCTCTTTACCCAGGACCCCGACTCGCCATCGGTGGAAGCCCAGGCCAGCGAGGTCCCGACGCCGCCAGAACCGCCGGTGGTCGAAGTTGTGGAACAGCCGAAGGAGGTGGCAAAGGGCGGGCGAGAGACGACTGCGACGGATGTTCAGATCGCCGAAGTCCAACGGATCGCCAAGGCTAAAGGACTGGGTCCCGACGAAGTCGGCGCAGTCGTGGCCAAGGTGCTGAACATCAACGTGGACCTGTCAGCATTCCCCAGCCGCCGCCAGAAGGGGATTGAGCTGCTAAAGCTCCTGTCCGCCCTGGAAGCGGATGAGCTGGGTCAAGTCATTGCACAGCTGGAGAAGTAGATGGGATGGAGTAAGGGACCCCGACCACTTCGGTTCATCCGGGTCCGCATCTACGCTGACACCGTCGATACGATCCGGGACATCCTGCAACGTGAGCAGGATGCCGCCTATGACCGTCTGGCCGAGCTCCGTGACGAGGGGAGAGCCGAGGACGATGAGGAAATCCAGGAAATCCGCCACCGCCTCTCGGGCATCATCCGGCTCCTTGCGGACATCGACCAGGGCCTCATCGAACTGGTCGGGCCGCACTGATCCCGTCACCCCAGAAGTTCGGGAGTTCGTCCTGCGCCGCGATGGCATGTGCATCGCGGCCAGGACGGACCCCGACCACGTCTGTCGAAACCAATGGGGCATGGTCCACCGCCCTGACGATGTTCGCTACTTGACCCTCGACCACGTCAAGGATCACGCTATGATGGGCAAGCGAGCACCATCTGATCCCGCCCATCTTGTCGCCGCATGTTGGGCGGCGAACGTGCTCGGATGGTGCTCGGCCCATCGGGCCGAAGAGCGTGCCTATCTGGCGAGGGTGAACGGTGCGGCGGATTGAAGTTGATGGCAAGGACGCATCTGGTTTCCATCAAGCTTCTTGAGCCAAAAGAGTTTCGCGGCGTTCGTATCAACACCAGGTTGTGGGCGACCCGGCTCGACGGCCGAAGCGATCCAGTCGCGGCGGACCTCGATTTGGCGCGGCCAAGGTTGGAACAGGAAGCCGTGCTCGCGCACGTAGCTTGCACGGAGTGCGAGCACCAGCACGAGGTCATCGACGGTCACACGACCGGCGACGACACCCTTTACGTCGTTAGCTGTAACCAAGAAAAGGGCACGCTCAAAAAGACGCACTTGGTCTGCGTGCAGTTTGTCGGGCCTGCGGAGCTTCGTTGGGGCGTCAGGATCAAAGCAACTTGGCTTGGCGGCGTCGGTGATCCAATGATCGAACTCAAGGACTATTCACAGCCAACACAAGAAGCCATGCTCGCACTTGCAGCGTGCTCTGCTTGCCCGCGCCGCCGCCGCCATGAGATTCTTGACTACCATACGATGGTGATGACAGCCGACACGTTCTATGTAATCAAGTGCTCCTAGCGTGTCCATGATGACCGTGTGGCAGATTGAAGTCGATGGCGACCCGCCAACCTGGAACCACAGCTACCGCATCGGCTACATCCGTGGCCGGCCGGGGATCGTCAAGCTTCAGTCAGTCAGTGACTGGCAGGCATATGTCAGTCTGATGGTGCGCACGGCGCGCCCATCAGACTGGCAGCCTGGCCGACGAGTACGGGTGGTCATCGATTGGCGGACGTCTAGGGCCCGCGACTGTGACGCCGGGCTGAAGGCCTTGCTTGATGCCGTCGCCACTGGCCTTGGCGTGAACGACCGCATCTTCCTCGCCTGCATCCGGTCAAACGAGGTCGATCGTGCAAGACCCCGAACGCTCATCACCATCGCCAACGAAGAAGATTGCGATTGTCATCTCCAGCACGGCCAGCAAGCCCTACCCCAACCTGCGTGACCTGATCGCAGGGGACGTCGTGGTTCTCACCCGGGGCCGCTGCGAACCCGAGCAGGCCATCCTCTGGCAAGCCCTACGGGATGACATCCGCGCCTTCATCTACCGATCGGAAGGAGGGCGGGACAACTGGCAGCGTGACGTGGACCTGGTTCGGGACGCCGATGAGGTCGTCGTCGTTTTGTCAAAAGACGCCCTTGACCGAACCGATACTGGCGCCTGGCATGTCATCGAGCGGGCAATAGCTGATGAGAAACCGCTCCGTGTCTTCCTTCAGCACAAAGATCGCTTGCATCCGTTGATCGAGTCGTGATAATAAGGCGGACATGCAGACGCTGATCACTGAACGAGATCGACTTGTCCGCCACCTATCGCTCATCCTGCAGCGGCCATCGGAGGAACTGCCGCTTCGGATTTGTTCAGATGAAGTCGAAGGCGAGCTTGGCGGCCTCGCCTGGCACCCAGAGTTCGCCGGCTATCTGAAGGACGCAGGGGTCTGCTTCTGCACGGGCGAGCACACGTGCACGAGCGCCACCTATCGCCTCGAACGAGGCAAGGGTTTCCGCCGGTTGCGCAAAGCCTTCCGTGAGCTTCGCCGCATCTCGCCAGAGGCGTACGACGCATGCTGGCTGCTCATCATGCACCGGGTGCCCTATGAGGTCATGGCGTCCCGGCTGAATGACACCCGTATGCGGCGCGGCGAACCGCCGTACTCCCCGACCGACATCGCCCTTTTCGTCATCTCCGGACTCGATCTTCTGACGACACTCTGGTAGGTACACCCTTGTACCGATGTGGTACAATGGGGGCCATGATCAAGATCGAGGACATCAGCAAGCTCGACTGGGAGCGCATCCCGTCCCGTGAGTTCCGCAAGCGCTACCCGCGTCTGGAAAAGCCAGTCATCATTACCAGCATGGACCGCCCCATCGGCCTCTGGTTACCTTTGGACGTGGTGGTGAAGGCGCAACGTGAGCCATCCACCGTGTGACGCCCACCTTGTCTGGGAATGCAGCCGCTGGCGCAAGCCCACAGTCGTCTGGCCGGGGAACAACTTCGGCTATCCGATGATGACGTGCCGACGATGTCGGAGCGCAGCGCGATGGAGGGGGTGGGGCGTCAAGGTCCTCGTCCGGCCGTGGGTCATTCTTGTGACCACCGTGATCGGCATCATTGGTGGTGGCATCATCGCCGGTCTGCCAGGTGCCGTCGTTGGCTTGGTCGTTGGAGCAGGTGTTGGTAGCTTGGAGGAATGGTTCCTATGAGCAAGATGAGCTTCCCGGAGGCCATCGCGGCGGCGACTTATTCCGCAGGCATCGTCGCCGCAAGCTCCGATGAGAACAATCTGATGAACCAGCTGGCGATCGCCTGGCTAATCGGCTGCCTTATCGGGATCGGGATCGGGGTCACCGACGTGGCGCAGGCAAGGGAGGTGCGCCGGCAGATCGCGCACCTGATGGACGTCGCCGAAGGCGACCTGGCCGGGATGGACCCGATCGTTCAGTCGCTCATGGCGGCCGCCAATCCCTGATCAGCGCAGAAGATGGCTCAGAACCGCTCCCAATAGAAACCCGGTGGCGATAGCCAGGGCGCCGATTAGGCAGCCGACTCGGTCCTCGTAGTCGTCAAGCCGAGGGTCGTACTTCGCCATCGTCGATGTTCCTCCGTGTCCTGATGGCGCGATACTGCGCCGTAGACCTCGGTTGGGTTGTTCGGATCAGCGGTCACGGTTCCCCCGCACGCGCAGGGGACCGTGACCCTGATGTTCCGATAGCAATGGAACAGTTCTTCTTCGGTCATCAGTGACGGATGCAACGATCCACCATCGTCGCCAGGCTATCGACGCTCTCGGGCGTGTCCTTGGTAATGAACTCTTCGATGACCGGGTCGTTGTACTTGCCGTTTGTCAGCGCCACGATGACGTTCAGGGCCCGCTGGTAACGGTCCTTCATGTCCATGATCGCCACAAGACATTCCGGCGGCGTGCTGTAGCTGATGCGGACCTCTGGCGTTGGGGTCGGCTGCGGGGCTGGGGTGACGTAGATGACCTGGGGTGTGGGCTGTGGCGGTGGCGATGGCGGAGCTTGGCGTTGGGGGGTCGCCATTGCCGCTCCGGCGCCGAACCAGATGACAGCCCAGACGACGGCCAGGCCGATGGACTTGCGTGTCACTTCGCACCTCCTTGTTCCTTGTTCTTCTCCTTGGGGACCCTGCCCATCATCTGCTTACCACATGAGTAGCAGAAGACCTTGGGGTGACGCGGATCGAGTGTTTCTTCCATGACAACTGCGGCAGCGCCGCACTTCACACAGTAGGCCTTGCGCTCATCACTCCCCGTCATCGCGCTCGTATCTCCAAATCCACAGGGTCTTCGGGCCATAGACGGCCTCATCCCGTGTTCGCTTACGCGACCACCGGCCGCCGCCGCCCGAGCCGGCGTTCGTAGTCACCTTCTCCCAGCCATCGAAGCGGTACAGATTGCCCCGATGCATGAGATTGTGCGAGTAACTGATCGCCGCCTTGACTGGCCAGGACTTCCAACGCGGCCCGCATACCTCTCTCCACAACCTGATCATCACCCGTGACGCCCATGGCTTCGCGGCCGCCAATCGCGTTAGTTCCACGACTTCTTCCCGCTGGTAACCGGCCACCGATGGGGAGATGATCGAGCCGGATGTAGCCACGGCGATGGGATACCCATCAAGCTCTAGAACATAGCCCTCTTGCCGAAACGGTCGGTTGACCGGCCCAAGACGATGCCCCCACTCAACAAGAAGCCTGTTCGCTTCTTCGATCGGGCAGGGGTAAAGCCCAACCATGGGCACGTCAAGAAGCCGGGGGACGTATAGCGACATCACTGACTGGCATCGGCGCGCTTCTTCAATAGCCGAAGCCGCTCGATGGAGGCCTGCACGAAAAGCTCGGTCATCAGGACCAACGCCTCCGATGATGCCTCACGTAGTTCCCGAGTCTGGCCAAGAACCCCCAGGATGGCCCCCAATGCGTCCGTCCCCCGGGCTCGTTGATACTCACTGATCTCGGGGTCCATAGAAACGGCCAGATTGAGGCGTTCTTCCAACGCGCGGAGCCGTGACAGGTCGTCGCTCATCACATTCTCCTTTCTGCCGGGGCCGGACCTCCACCCCGGCCCCGGCCTGCACTCTGTCTTGACGCCGTGCGATCGCGCGGCGTCTCCGGGAGCGCCGTGCCCGCCGGAGTCGGCGATCCCGGAGCCCAGTACAATCGTCCGCCCGGATGGCAATCCTCGCAAGGGCAGTACTCGGAGCTGTTTAGGGGGATAGTCAGGTGGCCGCAGTCGCAGCGGCCAGCTAGACGGCCACTCATTCCAACATGAAGAAGCACTTCTTGCCTTTGTGCTTGCGAAGAAATGCAAGCACGGTTTCAGGGTTATTGAGATGGTATGTCGTCGTGTTCGACGCCTCTAGGGCATGACCAACAGCTTCAATGAAGGCATCATCAATGACAGGGAAACTCAAGCCAATCAAGTCATTGAGCATAGCGATTGGCCCTGGAATGTACTTCTCTGGCGCCTCAAAAATAGCCGCCTTGAGCCAGGAAACTTGGCCGACGAAAACGCACGGCGTCATGGCGATCCGATGCAAGAGCTCCTTACGGCCCTTGTAATCAAACTGTGGCTCCAGGAACTCGAGGATTTCTTCTTCGGTGACGCCTTCCAGGATGCGAATGTTGAAATCTGCCGCCATGGTCACGCCTCGCCTGCAATCTCCACTATCGGTAGCCGCAACCGTTTCTCCATGTCACTGATGCGCAGAAATAGCCGACGCGCCTGCATCGTGATGCGGTGAGTAGCACCCAGCTTCTGCTCACGACGGTTCAAGCGTAGCGCGGCGCGGTCGCGCGCCTGCCGAAGACGTCGCTTCCACTGGCTAGATTTGGCGTAGAGCGCTAGCTTGACCTGATAGGGAACGTCGATCACGACGCGCGCCTGCACCCACTGTGCCGGGCGAAGCTGCAGCTCAACAACCTCACCAACCTCTGGTAGCCAGTACCACTCGCGCTCCGTATCGGTCGCAAGATGGATCAGGCCGCCAGGCGGCGACCATCGCACCCATGGCGCCGCTGGGTCATGGTACGTGTGCTCACACTCCGGTTCCGAACATCCCATCCATTCCCGGTCCTCGCAGTCCCTCTTGTCGATATCCCCCCAAAGTCCCCAGGTCGTCAGATGCGCCAATCGCCTCATTGCAGTCTTCTCAATGCTGCCGCGATGATCCGTAGGTGACGGGGCTTGCGGTCCATAACCAGTACCAACGCCGCCCGACAGGCCTGCATCAAGTCCAACGCCTCCTTTGCCAGTATGTGCTCGCGACCGTACTTGTCGCAACGACGATGATACCGGATGTACGTCCGTGCACTCAAGCGGGTCAGAAGTTCTTCCAGCTCATTCATCGTCTGAAAAAGAGACCAGCCTAGCGGGGGAGGCTATCCGCTAGGCTGGCAGGCGTGGGGAGGAGGAGGTGCGATGCGTTCTCGTTACCGTCATCGCCAATCTTACGCGGATCGGAAGCCCATGTCAAGTCGCCGAACAGCCCACCGCCGGTCATGGCTACCGCCTTGGGATTACGCCACACGCATTCCGTGCGGGGGACGTACTTGAGTGCGTTGCCTAGACCGCGGGTTGGGGACGTACGTGACCGTACGGCGGCATGGGCAGCCGTGCGAAACTTCAGCACCTCCCAGCCTGCATCCTCTAGGGGTCGATACACCTCATGCTCGTACCCGGATAGCACTACTGCCCCCTTGCAACGCAAAAGCAGGGAAACTAGCCGTTCATGATGGTCGTGCTGTGCCTCCACAGCATAGCGTGCGCCGTCGCTTCTGGTTTCCGGATGATACGGTGGATCGACGTAGAAGACGGTATCCGGCGTATCCCAGTACTCAATCACCTCCAAAGCATCACGGTTATCGATCATGGCCCGAGCTAGCCGGCGATGCCAATCTTCTAGGGTAGCCAAACGCATCGTCCATTCTCTGACGGCCTTTGGCATGCCGCATGAGGATGTAAAGGTTCTACGCCATTGTCCTACTACTGGGCGCGGCGTACCGGACACGGATTGATTGACTGCAACGAACATCGCCCACGCCCGCAAAACAGGGTTTGGCTCATCGGAGTTCAAAATCTCGATGGCGCGCATGAACTCGGCGCGCGAGTACAGCGTGTACTTCAGGCGATGCGATAGCTCGGGGAACAACACGGGGTCTTGGAGACAGCGGAACAAGTTCACCAGATCGCCATCAAGATCGTTCAAAACCTCACAGGGAGCCGGGTCACGAGCGAAGAATAGGCTTGCAGCCCCCATGTAAGGTTCGCAGTACGGCTGACCCCCAACCGGGACCAAAGGCAACAGCTTCGCCAGCATCAGGCCCTTGCCGCCGTACCACTGCAAAGGCGCCCTCATGGCTCTACCTCAAAGCTCGGGCCAGGATCATCAAGTCGGTATGCATGCCGACTCCCCCTTGGTACCCAAACCCATGCCCAGCCGAAACGATTGAGGAATGTCTTCCTATCGGTAGGGCGCCATCGCCGCTTGGCGATACGGATCGAACCATCTACTCGAACCCGGCGGACCGCCTCAATGCCGTAGCGCGATGCCCGTGTTGCTGACCATTCTCCCCCTACTAGGTTCCACCACAGAAACCACAACAGGCGGTTCGCCTGGCGAGTAAGAGGATGGTCGGCGCCCAGTCGGTCATGGCGGCGGCGCCAGCGGCACTCGGCCATGTGGTGCACGCGGATGAACTGCTCATACAGCTCCATGCGGCTCATCCGACAGGCTCCCATATCCTGGCCGGCCGGATATCCGACGGTAGGTCCAAGCCCGGGATATCGAGTTCTAGCATCCCTGGCTTGTCGTGATCGCAGAAGAAGCCGAGCCACATTCCTGGTTGGGCTTCGCGACCACGTGGGCGCCATAGCCGCCCGGCAACGCGAACGGTGCCGTCCTTCCGAACGCGGCGGGTGACGTAGGCATCGCGAAGCGTAGCGACTGTCTTGGATCGCATTCCTTATCCTCCGGTTAGCCATAGCGTCGCCAGAGCGCGGCGACAAGCCGCCGCCGCCATCGGTTCTCGGGACGGATGTCGTCCGGCCATGGCAGGTAACCATGGCGCTTCAGGTGGAGTCTGATAGCCGTAAGCGCATTGGCGAGCTCCCCCGCCTCATTGTAGAGCGGGTGGTTCTTCTCATAGCGGCGCAGAGCGCGTCGCTCGGCCCGGCGTTGTAGCCGTGTCACATAGTCCAAGAGCGCCCACTTGGTCATTACATGCACCTCATCAACGATAGACGCACAGCCGCCAAGAGCTGGCGACCAATCCACTCCGTATACGCCGGCGGGATTGCCTCGCACAGCTCACGCCAGTCCATCCAGTTAATGCCCATAGCTTGGCGGGCCTCTTCAACAGAGCGTGCTGCCCTGGGGCCGTCCTTTCGGTTTGTCAGACGGCGGCCATCTGGCCGCTCTCCGTAGACGCCAATCGAATGCACTGGCCGTCCTCGATCAGGCGGCGCCAAAAGCAACACGTTGCTCTCAAACAGCCTTGGACGATAGACCCCTAGGCCAAACATCCCGCCATGAAGGATGATGACTGTACGCATCCCCCTTGCTGCGCCCGGTACGTTTTCCACGACCCAGGGTTGCGAAATCCGACGCAATCGCTCTAGGGTTGGCGTCAATAGGTCAAGGTGGGCATCGGCCCTTCCTCCACGTCCACGGTGACGTACGGATATCGTCGTCCATGCCTGGCAAGGTGGCGAGGCATGGATCGCATCAAACTCCCGCCAGAGCCCGGCATCAAGTGCCTCAATAGCGTCCCCACGGATGAACTCAAAGGGGTAGTGCGGCTGGTCCTCAATATCCAGGCCCACGACTGCGAAGCCGGCGCGGTAATAGCCAACGGCAGCGCCGCCAGCGCCACAATAAAGGTCAAGGAGTCGAGGGCGATCAGCCATCAAGATAGGCCTCCCATGCCTTGACCTCAGCGCAAAGCAACCGCGCCATCAGTCGCCGGGCCTCATAGAGCAGCCGCTCATGGGTCACGGCATCATAGCCGCGCACCGAGAGCCGACGATACCAGCGTTCCTCGGCGCGCCGGAAGACAGATTGGACTCGGTAGTGATGACGCCGCCGAATAGCCCAACCCGAAGGAGACCGCAGGGTCGTACGCTGAACCATTGCTCAACGCCGAGTCTCCCGCCAGCGCTGAACCTCGGCCATCACCCCGGCAACGAGGTAGAGCATCAGGACTCCAGCGCAGACTGCCAGACCGGCCGCCATCAGCCACGGCCACAGCTCCGACCTCCAAGCCATGACGATGACGGCACCGACGACCGCTACCTTCGCCCAGCGCGTCAGCCGCGGCTCGGTCATGTCGATCGCCCGGAGACAGAACACAATCAGGGCGAGCGTCATGAAGATAAGAAGCCAGCCTCCAAGTGTCATCGCTTCCGCCTCCTTTCTTCAGCCTGCCTTATCTCCCGGACAATCTTGTCGGCGAGTGCCGCATCGAATGTCCCAACCGTTCTGCGGCCGCAGTGCAGGCACAACACCACGACGTACTCAGTCAGGACCGTCGGTTCAAGGTTCACCGCCGCGTAGCCGCATCGCGTGCAGTACACCTGATTGCCGTCCGCGCTACGAGTCGGTCGGTCATCGGCCAGAGTCATTGAGATGCCTCCCTAGGTAGTAGCCAGTCGCCAGGATCATACGGCCATTCCGCATGAAGCTCATCGTAATCGAAGGTGCCAGGCCCCACGCCGCAGTACTCGCAGCGGACAATGACGTGCTTGTTGTCAATGGCCTTGCCATGGAATGGCGCCCGATTGCCGCAACAAAGACACCATGGGCCAGACCTTCGCCGCGGCTTGTCTTTCACTTCGCCATCCTTCGCCGCGCCCGCTTGGCCTCCTTGGCATCCAAAGTGCCAAGCCCGAACCCGCAGCGCGCACATTGAACGAGCATGTGATGGCCGTCAAGCGACTTGCGGTACGCCGGCGTCGCCTCAGCTCCACAGTCTGCGCACCATGGCCCGGGGCCAAGCGGTTGCTGTTGACGCAATCCGTTCACCGCGAGCAGAGTGATCGCATAGGCCAAGGCCAGAAAGGCTATGACAAGGTTAGCTATCACCGCCATCGCCCCCCATTCTGGGTTCATGACAACGAACGCGAGGGCAGCGGTGTATGTCGCCTTCACCCATCGTGGAAAGTCAAGTGCCCATATGACGTACAGGACAACGGCAATCACCGCCGCGGCGATGATCCAGTCATAGGTCATGGTTGCGTCACGCCAGCAATCGCGGCAAGAAGGTCGTCAACGTCAAGGTCCCCAGGGCGCTTCAGCTGAACATCCACCATTGCCAACATCAGCGCCTGAAGCCGCTTTGCCGCTTCGGCATCAGCCAACGCCACACCAATCCCTTGCTGAACGCCTAGGTGCCACGCCGCCATGACGGCAACGACAGCCGGCATCTCATCATCCGAAGTCAGTGACGTGGCCAAGCCCAGGGCATAGCCGAACACCCACTGCTTGAAGTCCTCAAAGGTTGTCGGGGGCATGTCGTCCTCCTTTCAAGGGTTCCCCGTGCGCCAGCCATTGCACACGCTCCGCCGACCGCTCATGCGGATCAACCCACTTCAGGCCCAGTGCAGCAAAAACGTCATCCTCTTCATCAGTCGGCACCGGCTGACCCATGACAAGAAGCTGGCCGTCGCGAAACGCGCGGAAGCGGTGTTGGCACTCGGTGACAACCCGCTGGTTCCAATCCGACGGTCCTGTCCGGATGAAGAGCGTCACACCCCAAGTTGCAGGCGGACGAACGATGAAGAGGTCGAGAGGTAGATCGTGATACGTGAGTGCCTTGTACCTGGGGCCATTGCGGTACGACGGCGTGCCTTTCAGTGCCGTATTGTCTCGGCTGACGTCCCGCAATCGGAATGTACCGCGACCAAGGAGCGTTTCGATCTGAACCTCGAACATGTCTTCGGCCGGCTTGATCGGTTCGCCCCAGATGTCCAGCTCCGACTGCTCGGCCGGCTCAACAACGATCTCAATGTCATGGACCATTGGCTTCCGCCGACGAATGGACCCTGCAACCGCAAGCCGTCGCGTCGCAGGCCATAGGAGGTCCATGATCTCTCCGGCTGCAGCGCGAGCTTCGGCCAGCGGGATGTCTTGGCCAGTGCTCATTTCGGTTGTGCCTTCTCAATGGCAAACAGATACCGCGCTGCCGTCTCGGGTGAGACGACAGCGCGGCGCTCAATGATCCAGACCGTCTGCCGGGACACTCCCATCGCCTGCGCAAGAACGCGCACTGGGATGTCGGCGGCCAGACGTCGCCTTCGAAGTTCAGGACCGGACCATGCTTTCATGGTCCGGAAGCCTACATCATGTCACGACATATGTCAAGACCTAGGGCGTCCACGCCCGGATCGTCACGGTGCTCTGGCGCGATGACTTCGGCGACTCGGTCCGCCAGCCGTAGAAGAGCGTCCCTGGAGTGTCCAAGGTGAGGACGATCTTGTAAGCCCCGGCCCCTGTGCGAACAATCTCTGGGTCCGTACCGTAGGTGTACGTTCTTTTGGATGGACCTTGGCGGACGTCGAAGAAGAGCTGGCCAGGATCAATGGCGGCGCCGTTCTGATCAGTGATCGTCGTGGTAAATGTGACGACGTTCCCAACGTCAATGGTCATGTTCACCTCCTGGGCAGTAACGAGAGTCTCCCTAATAGATTGCACCGTTACGGGCAACGCGGAAAGACGCTGAACCGAGAGCGCCCCTTGGATGACAGCGTTAGCAGTGAACGACCCGACGACGGTAGCGGCGATATGGGCGTCAGCCGTGAAGGAGCCAGTTACGGCGATAGCAATGGTGGCATCGGCTGTGAACGCGCCACTCGCAGTCCGCCTGATAAAGGCATCGGCCGTGAAGCTCCCGGCTACTTCGGCCTGGATGTAGCCATCGGCCGTGAAGCTGCCACTCGCCGTCGTGGAGATGTACGCGTCAGCCGTGAACGAGCTTGCCTGCGTCGCCCGGATGAAGCTGTCGGCAGAGAAGGCCCCAGCCTGAGTCGCCCGGACGTAAGCATCGGCCGTAAGGCTTCCAGTTACCGTCGCGGCGATATGAGCGTCGGCGGTGAAGCTACCCGTCTTGGTCGTCGCCGCGGCCGATGCAATCTCGGCATCGGCCGTAAACGAGCCAGTCTGCGTAGCCTTCAAGTAGGCATCGGCCGTGAACGAGCTAGTAGTCGTTCTCCGGATATAGGCATCCGCGGTAAAGGAGCCTGCCTGCGTCCGTCGGATGTAGGCATCAGCCGTAAGGCTGGCTGCGACTGTGGCCGCAATGTGGGCATCAGCCGTGAAGGAGCCGATGGCGGTGGCCCGGATAAAGGCGTCGGCACTGATCGAGCCAACGACCGTCGCGGTGATATGAGCGTCAGCCGTGAAGGCGGCCTGGTTCGTCGTCCGGATAAATGCATCGGCCGTTAACGACCCCCCAATCGTTGCGGAGATGTGCGCGTCGGCCGTGAACGAGCCAGTGCCCAGGGTCGCGATGAAGGCGTCGGCAGTAAACGAGCCAGGCAGGTCAAGTCGCTTGATGTACGCATCGGCGGTGACCGAACCGGTTTGCGTCACCCTGATGTACGCATCGGCGGTCAGCGCGCCGGCCTGTGTCGTCTTGACGTACGCATCGGCGGTGAAGGTGCCTACTGTCGTCGTGGCGATGTAGGCATCGGCCGTGAACGTGCTCGCGATGCCTAGCCGCCTGATATAGGCATCGGCTGTAAATGAACCGACGACGGTAGCTGCTAGATGAGCATCGGCGGTGAAGCTGCCTGTTTGAACGACGGCGATGAACGCGTCGGCCGTAAAGCTCCCAGTACCTGTCTGGAGAATGTACGCATCAGCTGTAAAAGAGTCCGTAAGACCAAGACGCTGAATGTAGGCATCTGCAGTAAAAGAGCCAGTCGTTGTCTTCCGAATGTAAGCGTCGGCTGTGAACGAACCAGTAACTGTTGTCGAGGCACCCGCAGCCCTGATCTCAACCGTGACTGCCCGCCAGCCCGAGCTCGTCCCGCCGACACTGACATTTTGCGCCGACCAGCTCGTAACCCCGCCGTTCGTGTCGTGCCCAGCTGCCTCATCGGTCGCATCAACGACGTCCGCCCGGTTCACCATCCCGGTCGGCGCCGTCTCCAGCGCCGTATCGACCGAGCGATGCCCGGCGAGGCCAACGACCCAGGATGTCCCGTTGGTGATCTGCAGGGTCAGCGCCGGATAGGTGACGGTCGTGCTGGCCCCGCCGCCCTGGGCGTTGGCCCCGATCGGCGTCGTCGTGTCCTGGCCGCGGTAAACGAGGCAGACGACCGAAGTCGCGTTCGTCCAGGTGCCGGTCCCGCTATCGCCGGCCTGGAGGACGCGGTAGCCAACGCGCTCAGAGCATGAGTTCGCCCCGCCGGTAATGATGTTTGTCCAACCGGTCGGCAACGATGGTGCTGTGGTGGACCCATCGCGGTAGGCGAAAACGAGAGCCAGGTCGCCCGGCTGCCAGCCGGACGGGAGGGAGGCCGAGGTAACGCCAGTTGTAGCGCCAACAAAGGTGATGGCCATGAGGGTGGAGTCCCTCTAGAATGGCTCCGTGGAGTCGGAGCTAGAGTGTGCGGAGCAGGAGGTCAGCAAACAGGACGTCGTCGTGGGTCGTGACTTCAATGTCCCCAGTGGGGAGTACCCACGTCAGATGAACGGCGCGGCCGAGCTTGTAACCGATGGCGTAGCATCGGAACCGCGGCCCACCAACACGGCCGTACACGCGCGTCTTGAACACTGGCTTGGCGCGTGCTGGGATGCTGACGGTCACGATGGGATATGCGGCTCCCTGGATCGTCTTGGCGCCGTCATGTGGAACCAGCGTCCAACGGACGGTCCTGGCGAGGAAGTCTTTCTTCGCCCAGCCAGGGGTTTCTAGGTCGATGACAGTCTCCGAGCCGTCGTCGGTCATGACGACGGCTCGGTAGACGTACTCGCTCACACTTCGTCGTAGGAGTAGTTGATCGTTTCCTGCGGCCATGCGCCAGGGGCGGCGCTGGAGTTCGGTTGGAGCTGTAGGATGAGCGCCTTCGTCACATGCCCCGCCGTGGAGTAGGAACCAGAGTCCCACGTGCCCTTGGCCGATGACGTTCTGGTATAGGCATCGATGTCGCCTGACATCGGCGTGTTCGTAGGAGTCGTGTCGCCGGAGCCAGGTGAAGCGCCGCCAGTTCCAACTTGCTCCTTGGCACGGAGGGCAACGTTCGCCGTGCCAGAGCCATCCGTCCACCACTTGAAGTTCGACACGGACACTGCAGGGGCCGTATCGATTTTGAGACGGATGTGCTTCTCATACGACGCCGTGCCCGCCTGAACTGGATTGTTCTGACGGGTCGTCACATCGTTTGCGGCGGAGTCGATTGAGAGGAAGGAGATACCGGTCACTGCCGCCGACTCCGTCGCGGCATTTGTACCGGTGTAAACCCGGACCGAAAGCGATGCTGCCATCTACAAACCCTCCTTTGTGACTAGACCATCATAGATAATGCTCATGGACGATGACAATCTCTTACGTCGCTCGCGGCCATGATGGCCATGCTCACGGTACTTGTCAGAGTAGACGGGCGATCGCACAACGGGTACGACTCGAAGCGGATGACAGAGCCAAGTTCCCACCGCTCGACTGTAGCACAACAACCTTGACAGTTGTTGTGGCCGTGAGATACATGAGTGCCGCGATAGTGGCCTCTGCAGTGGTTGTTGCTGGGCGACGATCATTGAATGGCCGAGTACCGCTACCAAGCTCAAACGCCAGATAACGCTCGCCAGTGCTGTTTGACGCCCATTGCACTGCTGCCGTCATTTGATACCAGCCGGCTCGGTTGATCGTGAAAACACCGGTGGACGTGCTGTAACTGATGTCGCCACCAGGATCGTCTTCCTGATCAATGGTCTGGAACACAACTGTAGTCGCAGTCCCAGTTGAAATCGTTTGGTCGGCCGTGAGGCGAACTGCGATTTTCCCAAGGGCATGGTCTTCATCAACCTCATACATCTCCATGTCGTCGATGTAGACGACACCAGTCCCAGTATCACTTGGGGTAATCCAAAAGACGTGTGCATAGGCAGCCGTCGATGGAGCTGTGAGCACGTTCGTAAACTCGGTGTACGTGTTCACAGTACCGATTGCCGCTGAGGCAACCGTGACATCGCTATATGTCGTAAGGTCGCTATTCCACCACCGCACGCGCAACGTGACCGTGAAGTTAGCGACATTCTGGCTGCTGTTGCCGCGCGCCCAGCCACGGATGCGATAGCGTCGTCCACCGGCGATCGGGAAGCGCGCGGACACAACGTAGCCGTCAACCCCAGACGTGTTATTTGCCCGCCCGTTCCAGCCTCCCGAACGGGGTGTTTCCTGTGTCCGCGTGAAAGTGCCACCGCCAGTGCGGCGCCAATCTGCCCGGTCGGCGTCGATCGTGCCCGTGAGGGGCTCTTCAAAGCCTGGGTTCGGAATGAGGTTCCGCGGCGACCCAGTGAAATGGCCAGCGTGGATGGTCCGTGCGGCGATCTTGTCGGTCGTCACAACCCCATTGGCCAAGGCATGCACGTGATCGCCGCGAGCAACAGTGCTTGATGTGCCGGCAGCCTCCGTTGCGGCAACATCCGCAATCTCGGCAGTTGTGGCATAAGCCTCACGGCTGTGGCGATGATCCGACCGGGCGAGTGTGGTCGCCGTTCCTTCGGCTGCCGTGTCGCCCGGAGCGGATGACCCTGCCGCCGCTGTCGGAACAATCGTTCCCGCAGCGTGTTCCGAGGTTCCATGTTGCTCGCGCCCATGGCGATGGTCGGATCGGGCTAGAGTTGTTGCCGTGCCCTCTGCCGCCGTGTCGCCAGGCGCAGAAGAGCCCGCCGTAGCTGTCGGGACAACCGTCCCGGCGGAATGCTGCGCGGTCCCGTGTTGCTCACGCCCATGACGATGATCGGATCGAGCCAGGGTCGTTGCCGTCCCCTCTGCCGCAGTATCGCCAGGGGCAGAAGAGCCCGCGATGCCAGTGAGGATAACCGTCCCCACTGCATGCTCTGCAGCGCCATGTTGTTCCCGACTATGGCGATGATCCGATCGGGCGAGAGTAGTTGCCGTCCCTTCGGCAGCCGTGTCACCCGGGGCAGAGGCGCCAGCGGTAGCAGTCGGGACAACCGTTCCGGCAGAGTGCTGGGCAGTGCTGTGCTGTTCACGGCCATGGCGATGATCGGATCGGGCAAGCGTGCTAGCGGTTCCCTCTGCCGCAGTGTCTCCCGGGGCAGATGAGCCAGCCACGGCAGTCGGGACCACCGTCCCTGCAGAGTGCTGCGCGGTACCATGCTGCTCGCGCCCATGACGGTGGTCAGAGCGGGCATACGTATCCGAGGTCCCGTGGCTAGTTGTATCGCCCGGGGCGGATGACGTCGTCAATGTGCCAGGCGTAATCCGTACCTGAACCCAGTTGATTGCTGTCGTGTCAATAACGACGTTGTCGGCGGTTTGCAGCCAGATCGTGTCAGCATAGGTCGTTCCTCTCTGAACGACCACGGCCGCCCCTTCAAGCTCTGGCCCAGAGTCGGCGTCAGATGCTCGCGACGCTGCGCCCGAGGCGGGGACGACGTAGATGCCGTTCTCGGAGGCGGTCGTCTGGGCACGAACGAGGACACGGTTCCCGGTTGCGAGCGTTACACCGTCAATGACCGTGCCGTTGACGAGCCCGGTTGACAGGTTCACATTGCCGGTCGTGGCGACGATACAAGGTCCCTTCCAGCTCACCGATGAGCCGATGATCCGGCCATCGAGATCAGCGAGAACGGACTGAACAGTAAGCCCGGCGGTATACGTTTGTGTCGCCGACGCTAGGACGATGTTCGCCGTCGTGTCGGTGCCGTGATGATCAAGAAGGCGGTCGTGCGTATTCCGGCTCATGATGCGAGTGTCCTACACACGAAGTAGAGGTTGTCGGTTGAAACCGGCGGAGAGGTCAAGGTGATTTTCCCCGCCTGTGGGTCTGACTCTACCCAGTCCACGCCGGGGCGCTGGATCAGACCGTTGAGATAGAGGTTCCCGGTGCCGGGGATATACCCGAACGGCACGGTGAAGACGACCGTAGAGCCATCGGGGGCAGGGGATGGGGTGAAGCGCCCGATGGCGCCATAGGTCGTCGTCGTTGAACTGTTCGTGACAACGGCCAGGACGGTGGACTTGATCCGTTGCTGGCTAGTCAGAAGGTACCGCCACAGCGTCCAAGGATCATCAACCCGCAACGAGAAGGAGCCGTGGATTTCCATCTCTGGCTGGCCCGTCTCGTTGATGAACGGCAGGACATAGCGGATCGACCGAGCGGGGAGCTGGATTGTCGTACCGAAGGCCGTGAGTTCCAGCGTGACAAGGAACCCCGGCAAGATGTGCTTGGGAACTCCACCCTGCTTGGGGACCCGGAAGGCGTGCCATGTCAGTGACGCTTGCCACTGCGGGTAGCGGAGACCCTTCTGTTGGCCGAGCGCGTCCGCCCCGGGCGGGCCGAACACAATGGCGTCCGCCCGTGCATCCACGGCCGACTGGATGGCAAGCTCGCCGAAGCGCGTCTCGGCATATTGCCATCGGCCATGTGTCGCCACTGATGTACTATCGGTCCGGCGCGCAAAGACGGTCCCCTGCGCCCACTCCGAACCACCCCAGACGAAGGCATCGTTCACGATGACCGAGCCATCCTGGGTCACCTCCCCGTCGCGAAAGCCGATCGTGACCCCCTGATAGCCAGGATCGTTCGTGAGCGTCCCGTTGTTCGGATTGTCGGAGAAGCCCCAGGGATGCTCCACAGTTTCATAAGCGTGCCAGTGGACCTTCTTGTCTGGCCCGATCCAGTACACGGCGCCGGAGAACATCGCGTACTGCTCGAACACGTCGCGGATTTTCTTGCCTTGCTGCCAGATGGCATTCCCCGATCCACCGACCGTCGTGATGTCGTCAATCTTGGAGGTCACGTCAAACCCAGTGAGATCGACGTAGTTCGACAGCAACGTGCGGAGTAGCTGGCCATCCGGCGTCGTTGCCAGCGGTAGTCCGGAGTCGATGAGACGCAGATAGTTCGCCGTGTTGCGGATCACCCGCTTGTCGAGCAGGATGTTGTAGTCCACGCCGCGGATGTACCAGAGTCGCTTCCCGTACGGGAGCGATACCTTGTCGGCCGAGAAGGGGTAGCGGCGCCCAATCCAGGTTACATAGCCGCCCCACAGTGGAGTCCCGTCAAACGACAGGACAATCTCGGCGCCCGTCACTGTGGAGAAGTTCGCCTGAAGGTCCCGCAAGATGAACTCACACGTTCCTGGCGTCGCGTTTGCGCCCTGATCAAAAGTGGCGCCCGCCAGAACGCGGTTCGTCACATCCGTGCCGCCAACGGTCAGGGTAACGCCCATCAGACTAGCTTCGGCCCGTATCCCCAGACTTGGGCGTAGCCCGCATCAAGCGGCGGCATGGCTAGGTAGCAGATGCGAACCCAGTCGTTCGCGCCCGGCGTGAAGCCGAGCGTGACGGTGCCGCCTGACGGGTTCTCGGTGTAGTCGAACTGATACATGCCATTCACCCATACTTCTGCGCTACCAGGGGCGAAGGACGATGCAAGTGTATAGGTTGGCCCCGGCCCGCGGAAGGTCTGGCACACGTGCCCGAGGTTCGGGTAGTCCCCATCGCCGACGTACTCCGACATCGTGATGTCATCAACGGCAAGGTGCTGAATGCCGGAGATATCTTTCGCCTGCCTGACCTCAAGAAATAGTGTGGACCCACTTCGAAGGCCGGCCAATGCCCCCGGGGGATTGGATAGCGATACCTGCGCGCGAACCGTGTCGTCCGGGTTGTAGACACGCGCCGTCAGGGTGTTCGTCGTAATGTTGCCGTCCATTTCCAGCTTGTACCACGTATTCTGGGCCAGCTGGGACATTCCAACGCTCGTGCTGCTTGATGTTGAGCCATTGCTCATGGCCGCATAAACACCCTGACTTTTGTTGCCCGTTCCAACTTCAGCGTACGGCGAGACGCTCGCAAAGGTGTTTTGGAGTCTCAACATTGTGTTGCTCTCGCCGGGGTGATCATAGGAACGCTGCCAAATCTTACAAGTCAACACGAACCTCGTCGTATTACTGCCCAGAGGCGGGATTTGCAGGTGCGATCGCATCGTGCCAAGGCCGTCAAGGCGCGTATAGCCAACCTTCCAATCAGTGAGTTCCGTGGGGCGATCCCATTGGAGCCGGTCATCCCCCGGGTGCGCGGCCCAGCTGTCATTGCCGAAGTCAAGATGCTCCCACTTGGAACCAATCGTTGCCGTCCCCCAGCCGGCCACCGAACCAGACGATCGAACGAGTACCTCTAGGCATTTGAACCCACCCCTACCACCAAGCCCAGTCTGGGTCCATTCATCTTTGATCGTGATCACCGACGCCACAATCGGAGGATCAAACGTCATATGCGGTCCGTCAATCGTTAGACCACCATATGGGCGTTCCCACGTTCGTGGCGGGCTATTGTTTGGCCACGTCGTCACGTCGTATTCCACGCCATTGATGATGACCTTACCCCACGTGCCATAGCCAACTAGCTCAATCCCAGGAAGGTACAGCTCATAGATTTTGACGGCACCGCCAAGGAACACATGCCAGCCACGAAAATACGAACCAGGACTGTACACACCAGTTTTGAACGTCGCCCATGTCTCACCCGATCCAGCCGCTGGGCTGCCCGCATCGGTAAGATAAGCCGGGTTTGTGCTGTTATCTATTTCAAGACCAGTGTTGCCAAATACAGCTCCGCCTTTCAGGTACGCCGCCGACCAACGCCAACTTCGGCCCTTGTACGGTTCCTCCATCTCCGGGCCGCGATTGAAGTCATCAATGACGTAGGTGTACGGCGTAGACTGGGCAGGCTGGAGCCACGGCAGACCACCGAAGAATGGGATGCGAAGGCGCGGCGGGCGGTACGGCCCAAGGCCAATCACAATCGGGTCAATCGAAGCCCACGGGCCATCGATCTCATGGGATAGGGTGAGGTCGTAACGGATCATGTCGGGCGCCACAAGTGTCGCCACCATCTTCCTAATCGGGATGACCTTATCAATCCCAAAGGCGTTCGAGATGAAGCGCACCTTCATCCCTGCCCGAAGCCCGTTACGGTACACGGTGCACGTCACGAACAGACGGTCATCCTTGTGCCCACGCTTGTTAGAGGGCGAACCATAGACGATGGAGGATGCGATGCGGTCGATGGTCGCTTGCTTCCAGACACCCGGATAGAGGGCCCCAGCCTGCCAACGACCGTGCGTACTGACAGAGGAAGCATCCGTCGCCCGGGAGAAGACGGGCGTTGGGCTGCCACCACCAACGCCCCAGGCGAGCTGATCGTTGATCAGCGCCGTCCCGTCGCTCACGATTTCGGCGTTCGCATAGCCAACCTGGCTACCGGTTGGCATGTCAGATAGTTCAAACGGCGCGTCCTCTACATCTACATCCTTGTACCGTAGGGTCCGGGTCGCGTCGATGTACCAGACGGCGCCAGTCAGGGCGGAGATTTGAGCCATCGCCTCACCAAAGGTCTGGCTCGGGCCAAATGGGCGCGCCTTCTGATCGAGATTGATCGTACCGACGTTTGAGACGTCGAACGTGAGATTGTCGCCGGACAGGTCGAGCCAGTTCACAAGCTCCGTGATGGCCGCCGTGTCGGCCGTATTCTCGTTGAACAATGGCCCATCCATGCTCGTCGGCGTAGTCTTGTTGTAGACGTACCGCTTCTGGAACAGGACATTCACGTCCACCCCACGGAGCACATAGAGCCGCCCCGATGATGGCTCGCGCTTGTCGGCCGAGAAGGGATACCGGTACGTTACAGACTGTAGGTAGCCATCGAAGATGCGGAGCCCGTCAACATCGCACGTGATCCGTGCTCCGATCGTCCATGACCGGACGGCGAACGCCCGAACGACGATCTCGCAGGAACCAGGGTTCCCGTTCGTAAGAGTCGTAAAGGTCGTTTGGCCAAAGAGGCAGTCGGATGTGATGTCAACGCCGCCGACGGTGATGACAAGGTTCATGGCATACGGAAGCCAAGGATCGCCCCTTGCTGGGCCAGGCGTTGCTGAACGATGTCACCGATCTGGCGAGCCCATGCCTCCAGCTCGGCGCGGTCAAGGTTCACCGAGCCGTTGATCGTCACGTTCACGACGACTCCGCCCTGGCCATTGAACGGCCGCGGGTTCCGCAGGATAGCCACGAACTCCGTCCCCGCCTCGCCGGCGATGTTGTGGCCAGGCAGGTACGTCGGCCCCTTCGTGGCGAACAGAGCACCCGACTGACGGAGCTTGGGCGGCTGACCCCCACCGCCACCAAAGGAGAGGCTGAGTGGCGCAAAAGCGATGCCCCATGCCTTGGCGACCGCCTGAGCGAACTGCAGCATCTGGCTCATCGTCGCGTTGGCAAAGTTGGCGATATATGAAGCCGCTTCCTGGTAGATGTTCCTGATGCGGCCAATAGCAACCTGGTAGATGGCGTCCGCCTTGGCGGCTTGCTGATCCATGAGAAGCGTCAAGGCGGCGATCTTCGTCTGGGCCTTTGCCGTATCGATCTGGAGCTCATAGCCACGGCGCAGAAGCTCCAACTGCTTCGTCAGGTCTTGAACCTGACGGGTTGCCGTGATCCGGAAGCTCACCCCTTGCAGGGCAAAGATTTGCTTCTGAATGTCCAGCTGCTTCTGGGCGAACTCTGCCTCAATCTGCGCCTGTTCGACTCTGGCCGCCTGTTCCTCTGGGGTAAGGCCAGGGACGACAAACCCCGCGATGGCACGCCGGAAGTTGATCTGGCGCTGGGTCAGTTCGAACCCCAGCATCTGGAGCTGGCGGTTGAGAAGCGAAATCTGGCGCTCGATCACGCCCAGGTTATCCTCGTTCGCACTCGTAATGTCGCCAGTCAGTGCCTTGGCATCAGCCAGGGCGCGCTTGGCCACGAACAGTTGGAACGCGTACTGATCGGCCGCCAAAGCCGCCTGCTTCGTTGTGACATTGAGTTCCGTCGCCGCGATTTCTTCGGCATACTGGCGCGCCTGGCCAAGCGCGTTGGCGTACTCCATCGCCGCCGCCGGCATGTCGGTCAGGGTCGTGCGAACGAGGTCAACCGACGACCGCAGTGCCGCATCGGCGTCAGACCGGATTTGCGCGTAGAGCTGGGCCAGCGGCCCGAGATTGGTGCCGCCAAGGGCGGCGATGGGCGCAGTCCTGTCACCAAGAAAAGCAGGCCCCAGGCCAGCCCGCATCCCAAAGGCGCGCGGGATTTCAGACCCGAGCGTCAGTTGCAGCGCTTGCTGCGACAGGAGCTGTTGGGCACGAATGGTTCCGCGCTGGGCGCGCATGAAGGTATCGATCGAAGGCGTCGCCAGCCCTTCCGAAAGGCGAGTTAGGAAGCCATCAACAAAGTCCTGTGCCGACGTGATGACCTCGCCATTTCGCCGGATGGTGAGCCCAAGCTGTTCGATGCTGTCAGCCAGCCCGCCCGCTCCGGCCTCTCGCGCGATCCTGGCCGCCTGCTCCGACTCGGCCCGCGAGCGAGCTTGCTCAATAACGATCTCCGACGTCTCCCCCAGGCGCTGGGCGCCGCGCCGAAGAGCATCATTGATCTGTTCGAGATAGGTGGTCATCTCATCCGACAGTTGCGGCAACCGCCCCTTGGCCTTCATGCGGGCAATGTCTAGCGGATGGAGACCCATGTTCTTCGTCATCAAATCCAGCTGGTCCGCAATGGTCTCATCAAGCCCTCTACCGCCACCAAGCTGTTCGGCTAGAAATGCGGTTCCGAACAGGCCGCCGTAGCCGCCAATGAGACCGGTCACATGACCACCGGCAGCGCGAAAGAGCGTGTTGAGTTCATCCAAGGCGGCAACGCCGGCCTTGGCCGCCGAAGACTGCCGCAAGGTCGCCTCAAGATATGCCGCGCCACTTTCCGCCGCGCCTGCCTGCGCCGCCTTCAGGGCGATCGCCTCTTCTACATTGCCTCGCATCTGGCGGGTTTGTTCGGCAATGGACATGGTGACGCGGTTCGACAGGGTCTGATACCCGGTCATGCGGTCCACGAAATCGGCCACAATCGGGATGGCCGCCTTCACGATGAAGTTGAAGGCCTGCATACCAAGCCCAAACGCAGCACCCGCTACGGTAACGCTAGCAAGGTTGCGCACAAGGCTCGGGATCGACCCAGAAACGCGCCCGAGCTCGGCGTTCAAGTTCGTGTACTTGGTCTGGGCATCTTCCAGTAGCCGAATGGCTTCCTCGCGCTCCGGAGAAGTCTCGATTGACGATGCGAGCTCCTTGAACGCAGAAGCGGCCTGCTTGGCCTCATCGGCAAGTCTCGTATATTCCTTTGCCTCCTCGTCATTATGAGCCCGACGAGCACGTCGCGCCCGCTCTCGAAGTGAATCAGCCTCCATTTCTTCAAAGATTTGGCGTTGCGTGGCCTGAATACGACGATTTTCAATCGCCATGTAGTACGACGTCCGTGCCGTCAGGACGCGCCGAGCTTCGGCCAACTTCGCTTCAAGCTCGAGCTCGCGGCGCCGTTCACCAAGGAACAGGCCACCAAGGCCGGATGCCTGCGTCCGGGCGGTGCGGGCAGCCGTCGCTTGCTGCGCAACAAGACGGGCCTCTTGGACTTCAGACTCCATCCTGGCCCGCTGTTCAGCCAACTCGCTCCGCAGCGCCGCCATGCCAAGGGTGGCCTCCAGTCGGGCTTGAGCACGGTTGAAATCACGTTCTACGTTACGTGGCCAAAGGGCACCACGACGCGATGGGCGACCACCCTGATCGCCGGGAGCGCCGCCTTCCGGACCGCCCGGGCCACCGCCGCCAGGACCGCCCGGGGCACCGCCGCCAGGACCGCCCGGGGCACCGCCGGGGCCACCCGTGGCGCCACCGCCCCCAGAAGGACCGCCAGTGGGGGCAGCTGCCCCTTCGCCACCTGGAGGTTGGCCACCAAGCCCCATGCGAAAGGCCGTCTCCAGAAGCTCTGGAGGCAGCTTGGACTTATCCATGTACTGGAACGTCTTGCGCATCGCGTCGTTGACGCCGATCATCATCGCCGAACCGCCATTGAAGAACTCCGTGTTCTGGCGTAGGGCGTTGATAAGGTCTTGCTCCATCGAGCGGATGACAGCTGCATCATGCTCAATGGGGATGCGAACATCAGCCGACTCTTCTGGCGCCTGTCGCTTTGGACGATGCCGACGCTCCGGCTTGATCTTCTCCGCTGACTCGCTAACAACTTCGGATGCCTTCTCAAAATGTTGCGCCAGCTTCTGAAGCTGATCCAGGAAGCTAGTCAGGGCATCCGAGATATCAGCCGCCCCGCCACTAGAAATCGCCCGTGCTGCAGTCAGTACTGCCGTCTGTGCCCTCTCCGGTGCGACCGCCTGGGCGGCAGCAGCTTGGGGTTCAGACGCCTGGCGAAGACCGACACCGACATTGACTCTGGCTTGGCGAGAGAACCGCTCAAGACGCGCGCTGACTTCCTGGAGCTGACGCTCCAGGGATGCAAGGTCAACCGATAGATCGATTGCGATGCCGCCAACGCGCTCTTCGTTTGCCATCTACTCGCCTTTGATCTGCATGAGCCAGTACTTGGCCATAAGCAGCGCGTCCGGGAGCAATAGGTCATCCACCTCTGGAGGACGCATCCGCCAGAAGTGCGCCATCGCGACCCGGTTTAGTCCGCGGGGGAGGACCCAGTCTCCCCCTTGCCCGCGTTTCCCTCTTCTGGCACGCTGTTCAGGCGGTTGCACACCTCAAGCAGCCGGAGATACCGCGGAAGCGGCCAGTTCTCCACGTCCTCTAGGGTCGTTGCTGGGGAGTCGATGGACGACACGAGGATGAGGCGCATGTGGAGACGACCATCGAGCTCGCCATCCGGCTTCTTCGCCGCGTCGTACGCCTCATCCGCCTCCCGCACCGTGATCGGCCGGAGCGTGTAGGTGACGCCATCAACCGTGATCTTTTCCTTCTTCACGACACCCTCCGAAACGTCACGCGCTCGGCGTGTGCGATGTGCTCCAGAATGAGCAGCCCTTTCTCGTATCGCCACTCTTGCCACCCTAGGATATCAACGGTTTCAAGGCCATTCTTCGTTTTCATCTGTAGCTGTACCCGCTTTTGGACGGGCAAGCCCCGGATTTTCAAGTTCATGAGCGTTTCGTTGACCCAAGAAAACTGGGCTCTCAGCTGAAGGATCGGTCGTCCGTCCGGATACTGCCCCGTCGGGACGATGACCCACTTGCTGATGATGCCGGCTACGGCCCCAGCCGCCACCGTCACCTTCCCAGCGTCACCGCGAATGAGCGTGAAGTGCGCCATGACGACATAGTAACGCCCCCGGGGGTAGACGTGCTACCCCCGGGGGCTACTCACCGTTTAGCTACCGGTGAAGAAGGTCCAGTTCGCGCTGGCGCGGAACTGACCCGTGATCTTGACGACGTCGTTCAGGCTGCAGTCCACCTGGGCATCGAGGAAGCCCGAGCCATGGGCAATGAGGTAGAGACCCTGGCTGGAGGCGCCACTGTTGTCATCTGCGTAAAGAGCGATGAACTGAGCGCCAAGGGCGGCCGCATCGAACAGCTTGTCGCCCGACACATCCAGGATGCCTTCATAGGTGCCCTGGGTGTCCCGGAGACCGGCCAGCCAGCGGCGGTTGCTGTCGCCGAAGGCAGAGGCATCGAAGTAGTCACGGGACTGCGAGAGCGTCCACCGCGTCTTGGCAGTGACCTTCGTCCCGCCAGAGCCCTTGAGGCCGCCAAGGTAGATTGCGCCGTTGACGCCGCTGATCCGCGTGTCGTTGTAGGCCATCGGTTATCTCCTTCCTAACTGATGCTCATGATGACTGGCAGACTCGTTGCGGACGCAATCTGATCCGACTGCGCGACCCGAACGAGGTATGTTCCGCCAGACTCGAAGATGCGCTTGCCCTCCGGGTTGACATCCACAAGGGCGAAGTCGCCCGTGCGGCGCACCGTGAGGACGGTAAGCTCGGGCACGTGCAGCTTGGCATCCTGCAGCGTGGCTAGCACGAGCTGGTCGATGCGGGCTGCATCTCCCTGCGACTCCGCGAAGATGACGACGTCAACGAATAGCTCATGCACTCGGCCCGTCCAATCGTAGAGGATGGGCGCTGGTACGAGACTGATCGTGCCGTATGGCATCGTCGTCCCCTGCGGAGCGACTCCTTCTGACCAATCACCTGGAAGTACAGCAACGAGGTCAAGATTGGCGCGCAGTGCTCGAATGATGGCGCGACGAATGGGAGGCCAGACCGCGGTGATCATGTCATCCCTCTACGCCACGCCTCAGCAACTACCTTTGCGAGTCGTTCCCGATACACGAACATGGCCGGCCGCAGAAACGGCTGTGCAGCTGTCCTGATGGTCGGGAACTCGACGAACTTGGCATAGTAGATTGACGCCGCCACCATTGCCGTTTCCTTCGATCCCTCGGTGCGGACTGCCGTAGCATGGATAGACGCCTTTAGGGCGCCACCCATTTGCACCCTGACGCTTCGCTTGAGCTGCACAAAGTGCACTCCTACGCCTCGCCGGACATCAGCTAGGGCGCGAGGCGTCATTTCCTCGCGGATCGCTTCTCCCGGGTCATAACCATGGAGCGTCATCCAGCCACCATGCTTACCCCGAAAGCCTTCAAGGTACTTACGCGAGGGCGGCACGTGATAGCCGATCACACGCTTGGAGCGGCTTCGTACCAGCGCATTGGGGTCTCCGGGAACCCGCAGTTCAACTCGCGCCGACGTCATGAGATGCGCAACGGCGCGCTGAAGTTTCTTGGGGTTCGGATTGATGTAGGTGTAGTAGTGGCGCGCGCGAGCGATGGCGAAAGCTCGCTCTTCCTCGGTCAGAGGCCGAAATCGCCGAACGGAGCGCTTGAATACCTTCCGGATGGGCGCCCGACGCTTGGCGTCAATGGCGATAGCCTTGGCCGACTGATCCAGCCCTTCAACGGCCGCACGCCGCGCACGGTCAAGGATGCGATCAGGCGCGAACCAAAACCCGCTCATCCACGGACCCTCGCCGTGATGCGAAGGAGAAGGTTGTGCGTGGCCTCGGTCGTCACGTCTTCGACGACGTAGGTGCGATCCTCGATGTTGATCCAATCGCCTGGCTCAACTGGCGTCACCGTTGGCAGATAGATCATGATCGAGTTCACCGTCATCGCCACCCGCTGATCGGCAACGATGACAGGCGTTGGTGTCGTGGTAACGAAACACGGCGTTGTGGCAACAAGAACCCACGACTCAACCTGACCGTCGTCGCTTTGGCTGACATGGCGGCGCATGATGTTCGCCGTCTGGGTCAGAAAGACCCCGAGCGCTTCTTCTAGCGCGGCACGTTCAGCAACCGTGAAGATCATGATCCGTAGACGTAGGGGCCGAGCAGGTTTGCCGCTTCGACCGGGATGGAGATGCCGTTCCGCGTCACCATGTCCGTTGGCCGGAGCATGTCAAACGTCACCTCGGCCACCCGAAGCGACGTCAGACCAAGCAGGCCGCGGGCAGCGTTGCGCGACGCGGCGATGGAATGGGTAGCGATGATGGCGGTCGCCTCGGCGATGGCCTGGGGCAGGGTGGCGGTGTAGCTCACCGTAACCGTCCCTGACGGCGCCGCCGAGAACGTGACCGACCCGTCCTCGTAGTTGATGGTGGCGGACGTAGGAGAACCGTTCACCTTGACGGTGACGGGCATGCTCTTATCCCACATCCCCTGGCTAGCGTAGTACGTCGTCGAAGTTGCGGCATAGCAGACTTCGTCAACGACGGCATAGCGCCAGCCGTAGGTGTACGTCGTCTCCGTGATCGGCTCGGCAAGACCCATCCAGTAGCCAAGCGGTGGGAAGCCGATGATCGTCGGCTGCGATGCAACGACCTCGATGAACCCAGCATGGCTGTTCACGTACAGGTTCGATGGGTCAAGATCGATCCGATAGGACGCGGTGAAGACAATGGAGAAGGCGAGGACTTGCCGGATAGGACGCCGGGACAGATAGACCCGACGGGTTCCGACTTCATGCATCAGGCGTTCGGCTGGCCGCCAGATGTTCTGCTCGGCCGTCACGGTTCCGCCCCGGAAGTCCGTCTTCGTGGGAATGGTTGGCACGTTGCACCATGAGTCCACGATCGTCGATGCTCGCGTCAGATGCGACGCGAGATCGAGATCGGTCATGGCGCTCACGTCGATCCCGTAGTTACCGATGCGGTACCGGTTCGGCGTGCAGTACATCGGCCCACCTCAAAAGTTTGGGGGAGGGACGTGGGAGGCTAGGTCACGCCCCTCCCCCAACGCGCGAGGAGGTTCCGGTGCCACCTAGGACACCGGCCCCCATTCTACTAGGTCGTGGCGAGGTTTGCGCGGAGCTTGTTGTTCGCCGGCAGGTTCAGGACAGCCAGGCCGCCCATGAACCAGAGAATCCACAGGCGGGTGAGCTGGCCCGAGACGCCGGGCGGGATTTCGAGGACCTGCGGGTTCGGCCCGCCAAGGTACGGCACGACGACCGTCGGCTCGTTCAGGATGTACAGGTCGGCGACCGTCTTGTTGCTGAAGGTCGCGGCCGTGTACGTCCCGATCGACGGACCCGGAACCGGGACGATGGGGAGCTCGCCGACGGCAGTGGCCACCGCCGGAACGCGAACGCCGGGGACGAACTCCGTGCGATCCACGGTCCGCTGGATGGCCAGCTGCTGGTTCATGAACTGCGACGCTTCGCCCGCCCGAGCATAGATGACCGTCGGCGGGACACCGACGGTATCGGTGATTTGGACGATGGCGTCGTTGAACGCCTTGACGAAGTTGTCGGGGTTCGTGGTGAGGTACGGCGAGAAGTTCACCGCCCGGACCGTGTTCAGGTGAGCACGAAGGCCGGTGAAGCCGTTGGCATCGTAGGCACCAAGCTCGTTCGATGCCGTGCCGCCGGAGTCGTCCGCCTGCCCCTGGAAGATCGTCTTCTGGAGCTTGGCGGCCATCGCGGTGAGGCCGTTCTGGATTTCGAGCCGAGCCGCATCCCAGTTCATGCCGCCTGCCGGCACCGCGAGCTGCTCCTTGAAGGTCACGCCGCGCCGAGTCGCCAGGACGGCGATGTTCGTGGTCTTGCGGACGTACGTCCCCTTGTCATCCGTCACCGTGCCCAGCTCGGCCATGAACGCCGACGTGCCCGGGTCCGTGATCTGGTTCCAGGCATGAACGGCACCATTGGCCGGGACCTTCGGGATGCGCTCCCAGGCCGGGAACGCCCGGATGAAGAGGACCTGCAGGATCGGGTCAAGGTCCTGGCGGATGAGGGCAGCGCCACCCGCCGTATCGAGCTCCTTGGTAAGGAGCTCGCTCCGCTCAACAGCGGACTGGAAGTACGACGGATTGATTGCCTTCTCCACCGGGACACCATTGCCGATCCCGGCGATGAGCTGATGAGTGAACAGGCGCTCCAGGTCCGGGGTAGACAGCTGCATGAGCCGCTTCCGGACATAGAGCTGATCGGACAGCGAGAGGAAGCCGAGCGACGGAACCACGTCCTTCTGCTCGGGCTTCGTGATGCCGTCCACCGAAGCGAGCTTCGTCTCGGCCGGCGGCTGCTCTCCCGCCTTCTGGAGGGTCGGCCCGAGTTCGTCGAGCACCTCCAGAAGCTTCTGAAGGTCAGACATTGTTAGTCCTCCGTGAGCTTGATGATCGCCTCGGCCACTTCGGGCGCAAACGAGGCAAGTCGAGTCTGTGCTTCGGCCAGATGGCCCACTGCCTTCGGGCGAAGCGGCATTGACGCGACCTTCGTGATGATGGCCTTCACCGTCTCGGCTTCGGCACGGACACGGTCGCGTTCGGCCTCCAGGGCCGCGAGGCGGGTTTCAAGCTGCTCGATCCGCTCATCGCGCTCCATGATGGCCTTGACGAGAATGCGGATGTGGCCAGCAAGGCGAGCCACGTCTCCGCCGTCGGTCTCCGTCGTCGCCGGTTCCTCGGCTGGCGGATCGACGCTTTGCTTCGTCTCATGGCAGTTGCAGGTGCATCCGTCACTGGGTGCACCCCGATCGCATCCGCAGTCCTCACACAGGTGTTCCTGTGCCCACCGCAGAAGCTCTTCGTCGGTAATCGACTTCTTCTCGGCGTACTCGCCGATGCCGTATCGCTTGGCGGCCGCAATGATCTTGTCGCGCCCGCACTGATCGTTCTTCGGATTGGCGATCCGGGCCAGCGCGTTGCGGACATGCGCCTCATCGTGGATCGGGTAGAGCCGCTTCTCCGGGCAGGCGAAGGCCGAGTCTGGCAGCTTCTCCCGTTCCTTGTACGACAGCTCGCCCTTCACCTCTTCGGGTTCGGCAGCTGTCTCGGTGGTTTCGGGTTCTACAACAGCCGTCTCGCCCTTCGTCTGCTCGGCTTCCTCATCAGGGAGAATGTCCACGATGGTCGCCTCTGCATCTTCGTCGTCGAGGGCGGCGACGGCCTTCTGAACCCAACTCCGCTGGTTGACTGGAATGCCCACGATCGACCCCTCCTTTAGGTCAACTTGCTCGATAATATACCGACCCTTCGGGTTTTTGCGAGCCTTTTTCACGAATGCGCCAATGGACGTCCCGAGTCGGATGCCATTGGCGATGGACTTTGCCAGCTGAAGCGCGCGAGGGTTCGACGTATCGACAAACCCCTCGATGTACAGGTCGTAAATCTTGTTCCCGTTCGCATCCAGCTCGCCCGTCTCTCGGATTTCGGCCCGATCCGATTGCCCGAACACGTTGTCGGGCACGTCGTACTTGTGGTTCATGAAGATGACGACGCCGCGCTCGAATGCCTTGCGCATGTCTTCGAGAGCGGCCAGCGTCATCTCATCCCCATGCGTATCGCGGATCGTCGAACTGGCGACGGTCCGGAACCGCAGGGGCTGCGTCGTGGTTTCGGCGGTGATCTCATCGACGGCGAGCGCCTTCGTGACGAAGCGGAACTCGCCAGGGAACCGCGTCATCTTTTCCATCGTCCCTCCTTGACATCGTTTCGCGGCGGTGTGAGCGATCCGAAAAGCGGTCGCCTCATCGCCAGTCCGTTCATAGGTTGCGTTCCAGGCCATCAAAAAGGCCCGCTGGCAGCGGGCCGAATAGCGTTCGCGTACAGCATCCGGCAGTTCATCCGGTGTGTTGTAGGGCATCCTCGAATAACCTCTCAAACTGCGTGGCCGCCTCATCCCAGGAAAACTTCATCACGTGTTCCCGGCCAAGCCGGCCCAGCTCCTTTCTCCGATCGTCGGAGAAGTTGTAGAAGCGCTCGATCCAGTAGGTGAACTTCTCTACGTCCGGCAGGCGCTGTTCATGCCCTAGAGGGACCGGCGTCGGCGGGCCAGGCGGGATCAGGATGCCTCCCGGGCCGACGACCTCTGGAATGGCGGAGTAGTCTTGCGCGATGACGGGCGTGCCACATGCGAGTGCTTCCGCGATGGTGAGGCCGAAGCCTTCCCCGTGGGATGTAGAAACGAACAGGTCGGCGGCTGAATAGAGAAGCGCCAGCTTGTTGATGCTCCATCCGTGGTATCCCGTCAGGTGCGGCGAGAAGGTGACACGATCTCGGATGTCCTCATCGTTGAACATGAAGGCCCGCAGGTCATAGCCATCACGGGACGTGGGTAGGCAGTGGAAGTGCACGAGCACATCGGGATGGAGCCGCAGGATTGGGCGTAGCGCCTTCCAGGTCGCCGGGTAATCCTTCCGATAGGAGTTCTTATCCACCCTGACGATCAGGAAGGAGTCCAATGGGAAGCCCAGCTCCCGCTTGGCATCCGGTTTCGGGACCGGCTTGAAGACGTCGGTATCGACGCCATGGTAGACGCGGGCTGCGTCCGGCATAAGGCGTTGGCCGTAGTCGCTCATCGCGACCCGCAATGTCCGCTCGACCAACACATCCCAAAGACGCGGGTAGTTTTCCCCATCAATCGGGATGTAGGCCACGATCGGTGGCTTGTACCCCTTGTAGCCCGTCCAAAGCACCCTGTCTGGGTCGAACGGGTTATCCAGAAGGAGATGGCAAATGAGCGGCGGATCGTTCAGGATGAAGACCACATCGGGCATGATGGCCCCCAGCAACTCTACGACCCGACTGTAGCCATAGATATCCATCGGCTCGCGCAGATTGGCACGGTAGAGGGCCATCTTCGTCTTGACGGGATCGCCCAGGTAGTTGACGGCAAGAACGCTTACCTGATGGCGCTCCGCCCACCGCTCCCCGAGCGCATGAACGACGGTCGCAAAGCCGGTGTGGGCACCGGCATCACCAATGATGAGGATGTTCACCGCGAGCTGACGTCGTGCACTCCGATGGCCGCCAGGCCACCCGTCAGACCGATGAGGAAGGCATCCACAATGGACGCATACGGGACACCAAGGCCAGTCGTTGCGATGAGCGCGACAAGCGCCAGCGCGATCCCCGTGCCAGCCGCAACGAGTGGACCGAACCGATCCTTGACCTCGGGCGAGGGGTTCAGCGCCCGCCAGAACACCTCGCAGAGAAGTGACGTGACGACTGCGTTGCCGGCCACCGTCAGAAGCTGGCCCGTCGTCGGCGCATCCATCTCTCTCTCCTTTCAGTCTTGGTCAAATGCGAGCGCTTGCTCGATCTCATCACGAATGACACCCACGATCCCACAACACTGCGTGTCATTGTAATCATGGTCATCCCTGTCCCTATTGATCAGGGACTCAATCTCATAGAGCACCCTGATCAGCTCCGGGGCACGCACAGCAATGGCCGCCTCATGCCGCTCATCCGGTAAGTCGAACGTCAGTGTCAGTCGTGGCATGGCCCTGTCTCGCGTTGTAATCATGACGCACTATGGTACACTGTCTATGTGACCCCCCGGTCGATAGCACCGCCGGGAAGGCGCCCCGTCAGGAATGGCGGGGCGCTTCTTTATGGCCATCCTTTTGGCCAGACGGCGACACGGCAGGAAAGCCGGAGGTGCTCGGCGCAGAGCATCCCCCAGCGCGTTGGACCGTAGACCGCGAACGCCACGTGCCTTCCCATGTCGCACCAACCGGGAGGCGGCGCGCTGTCGGGCTGATCACCCGCACGACACGCTTCGCACTCCCACGGGATGCCGGGCGTTTCCGTCTGACCCAGCGTATGACAGACTCGGCAGCGGACAGGCACTGCCATCGCTTCAGACTCATCAGCTTGTTTCCTGCTCAACACAGAGCGGACACTCAGAGAAGCCGCCGACCAACGTATGCCAGCCCTGGCGGTGATGCTCGGCCAAATGACGATCCATCTCGCCTTCATGCCCCGGGTCCATGCAGCACGGCCAATGACCGTGCTCCACGGCATAGGCGGCGCGGCATATCTCATTGGCCGCCTCTTCCAGCCGCCCGAGCGACACCGCATCCAGCCCGAGCACTTGGCAGTCCGCGAGACGCTCACGGACCGCGACGGCCAGTTGCTCTAGGTCACTTCGCAGCTTTAGATGCTCGGTGCCAACATCAGGACGCCGCATTACCGCGTCCTCACTGGCGCGTAGCTGTCATAGGCGCCGCGCCGCTGGGCCGCCTCAACGATGCGCCGCAGCGCCTGTTCGACGACGATTGGCTCGGCAGACCCGACCGTCTTACCCCTGCGGTCACACTCATGAGGCGGATCAACCGCAACGCCATCGGCATCACAGACCGTGCAGGCGCCACGAACATCCAGAAGCAAGCCGCAGCACGCGCACAGCCCGTCCTCAGTCTCGTTCGACATCGATCTTGTACTC